TTCTCCTTCGCAGGTGCAGGGTGATAAAAGTAATGGGGCGGACCGACCCTGCGTGTTTCGGCCCGCCCCACACCTTAGTGGGAATTAGTTGCTAACTGGGAATGATTCGCTGAAGCGACCTATCAGGCCGTTCCACCAGCGAACACTTTGATGTGGCTCGTTTGTGGCAGGTTGCCGTCCACGCGCATTGTGGCGCGGAAGGTGACGAGGTCCGCACTGAATGCGAAATCGTCGCTGCGATCCAAACGGAGACCGCCAGCCATGCGCACGTAGTACGAAGGCAGGTGTCCGAAAACAACCGACTTTGCGTTCGTGGCTGTGCTGGCCATTGCTGGGTTCTCGAAGACCGGGTAGCTGAGGACTCGGTCGTTGCCATCTGCCAGCGCTGGGCTGAAGATGTACGCACCGTTGTTGTCCTTCAACTTACGGACTGCACCGAGTGAAGCGGTGTTCATCATCCAGCCGACGCCAGGCAAACGACGCGCTGCGCCGTTCAGGCTGTACGCCAGGTCGATGAGGTTGTCTGCGGTGAATGCACCAGAGACACCCGTTCCACCTGTGATACCAGCCGAAGCCTTTGGCACGATGCCGTTTGGCTGAACTGTTCCGGTTCCGAGGGTCAGGTCGTTGTTGACCTTGAAGCCCAACGCGTTACCCGTCTGGGTTGCGATGAACGACAAGATGTCCACACCTGAGTCGTCAATGAGTTCACGGCTCAGTTGCACCAAGAACGAGTACTTGAAAGCACCCAAGGTGATGAAGCTGTTGAACGTCGGATCTGACTCATCGATGGCTACACCTTCACCGGTGATTGCCGCTGTTGACCAGCCGAGTTGTGATGGGATTTGGAGGTTCTCTCCGCCAGCAGTGCGCAGCGTGGTTCCAACATCCAACATTGGGCCGACCAAACGAGCCTGCTCAATGACTTGGTTGAAGAACGACGTTGGTACTGGTGCACCCTGCGAGGTCTTGATGACATCACGCTGCTCGAACGTGTGGCCACGGACTTCGCCGCGTGCCATCGAACGAATCACTTCGTCATCGCCACGAACGGCTTGAGCCTGTGGACGAACCTGCGCCGCGATTTCGCGGGTGGCCATTTCCACTTTGGCTTCGCGCTCTTGATCCGCCTTCAAGGCTGCAATCTTTTCTGCGCGCTCGTTCAACTCAGCGTTGATTTTTGCGTACGATGCTTCTTCTTCGGAGGTCAGGTCACGCTTCTCTGCGGCTGCGGTGTCGAGAAGGGTCTTTGCCGCTTCCCAAGCACGCTGACGCTGCTCGACTTGACGATTGATGTAATCGCTCATGATTGTGTGTCCTTTCAGGACTTAGATATTTTTGGGTACGCAAGGATTTGTATTCCACCCGGACAGGCTCCTGAACCGGCGCACTTGCTGACGGCTCCGTCACACAACGCGTATGAAGAGACTAGACGATGTCCTTAGCCAAATCAAGTTGCTTCTGCAACACCGACAACTTCGTCGCCACATGCTCAGGCTGCTTACGCAACTTCGCCACAACCTCAGTCAACAAACCAGCCTGGTCATCGTTCAACTCTGAACCCGACTCCAACACCGTGATCGCCTCAGCAATCTTGTCAACATCCAACGCAGTCCTCTGCGCAAGCAAATCAAGGGAACGCACCGAAGCAGTCGTGGCCTGATACGCAGGGAACCCCGTCACCACAGAAACCTCATACAGACGCACTTCACGCAACTCACGAGTCATACCGTCATCAGACCAACTGTCACCCTTTGGTGGCACCGAAAATCCGAACGACATCGAATCCACATCGCCACGCTGAATCAATGTACGCAAATCGCGACCGATGGTGGTATCTGGCAAATCGGCTTCAACTCTCAAACCGTGATTGTCTTCCTCAAGACGCAACGTCTTGGCACGGCTCGTAGCCAACAACATTGAAGAATCATGGTTGAGGTACATGCGAATGTTGTTCTTGGATTTCAACGACTTCTTGAACGCACCGTACATGATGCGTTCAGTGAACGGCAACGGTTCCGAATCAGTGTTGAACACTGCCGCGTAACCACTGAACGCCATACCGTCACCGGTTTCACTTTGACGCAGCTCTAGCCCTTCGGCTGTAATACGGCGTGTCTCAACCTTTTCTTCCATGCCGTCAATACTAATCATACGCCCGACCACGCTGCGAGAAGATTTCGGATGATCCTTCGGCAACAAATCATTGTCAGTTACATAGGCAGCATTCTCTGGGCGGCCATTGCGCAACAGATACAGAAACGAATTGACTCTCGCCATCGCCCACTGATTACGAGTCATACCTGGTCGATGCGACACCGAGAACGCCCCAGCACCACGACGATAAACACTTCGCAACATCCCAACCGTGGCACGCTTCCACGCAGGATCAGCACCATCCAACTTGTCGTTGTGCTCAGCAACCTTGTTCTTCAAACCTGTCTCAATCGCCTCAGTCAACTCAATGGTGTCACCACCAGCAGGTCCAGCAGCCGACCCGGCAGGGTTCTTTTCCGAACCCGTAATCTGGTCTTTCTTCGGTGCAGGAGCATCAGCACGTTCTGCTTTGATTTGTTCAGACTTACGCTCAAACCAACGCAACGCTGGTTGCGGATTCGTCGGGTCCATACCCCACAAATAGAACGCCACAGCACCAGCACCAGGGAACTGCTCATTGTTCGGGTTGCTGTTCTGCACCGCATCCAAATCACCCATGTGGCGTGCACCCCACGCAGCAGCACGAACCACCTTGTCTTCCGAGACTCGACCCTGAGCCATCTCACGGGCCTCACGAATCGTGCGTGGCACTAGACCATCTCCACCCAAACCTTTGCCGTAGTAATCCAAACCTTTACGTGCAGCATTCCGAATGTACACAGGCACATCCAAATCAACTTGACGATCAAAGTAATTCAACCCCATGTTCGAGCCGTAATCACTCACATCACCGGTCTGCACTTCCTGCCCAGGGTTATCGTTCGGCAAACCCTCAACAGGTTCCCAAGCCGCGCAATAGTACGCAGGAGACACCAACGCATCCCAACGCTTGCAATAAAAGTTTTTGTAGAACCCACAGTTACCACAGTTACGATTTGCAGGCACATCAGGTGACGCAGCAGGCCGATACGCCTCTGGCAGATTCGGCGACACTCGTTCCGCATAGTCGCCACCCGGCTCAATCTTCTCCGCAATCGACACCGCCACCATCTGAGCGATAGCAGCTTCTTTCGTGGTGTGGCAACCGATTACTTCACCGTCTTCTTTGACGGTGGCAAAGCCGTTGCACCCGGCTGCGGAGTCATCAACGAAGTACGGCATCAAGGAGTTATCAAGAGAAATGCGACGTTGTGACCGGACTTGCTTGAAATAGCAAACAACGATTGACCCGCATACAAATCAAAGTCCTCGCTCCCATTCTTTGGCAATGAATGCCCTGCGTTCAGGGCAACAGTTGAACCACCAATGAAGATTGTGTCGGTGTTGTCAAGGTTGCTGATGTGAATAGTCCCTGGATTGACGCCACAAGTTGCGATGTGTGTAGCGGCTGTTCCAACTGCGACTGACCCGTTTGTGATTGGCATGATTTACCTCAGAGCATCAACAATACTTGCAAGTCGTCATCCTCGGCAGAGAACGTAATAGACCCCACAGCCGACGCCGACAGTCCGACGAAGATCGGGGCAAGATACGCCTCCACCACATTCGGCACAACCTCAACAACAACATCCTCAACGATGACAACTTGCTCAACCTTTTTGCGCTTCGGTCGCGGATAGCGGTACGGTTCGCCACCGCCACCACCACCTGAATCAGGCTGAGGTTGCGGAGTAATCGTTCCTACCGCAGTAGCAACCATCGCACCCAACTCGGCGTTCATCGTTCCCAACGGAATGACCGTTCCAGTGGCATCAGCAACCAAACCACCCAGCAACGCCTCACCAGAAGCAGGGTGTGTCACCGTGCCAGTTGCACTCGATGTCGCCGCTCCGAGGCTCCCAGACGCCGATGCGACGATTGTGGCGACACCTACCGCAGCAGCAGCCAACCCACCCAAAGCAGCCGAAGCGTCACCCTCAACCTGAATCTCAACCCCACTGACCTCAGCGAACAACTCACCCAGCAATGCTTCCGCTGTCGCAGTCACGACCGGCACGACCGTGCCAGTTGCCGACGCCGTCAAACCACCCAGGGCACCAGCAGCCATGGCCGTGGTCGTGAACGTGAAGCCGTCTAGTTTTCCGTCACCGTCAAGCGTCGAGGTATCGAGAACGAACGCAGGTGACGGACCGCCAAGGCCGACGTCAGCGTCGTCAAGTTCTGAGGTGTTGAGTATGAACCGTGTTGTCACGGTTGCCTACTTAGGAAGCGACGGTCAGCGAGACAGTGAGCGCACCCGACGAAATCGTGAACGTGTCGCCTGCCGTGTAAGCGTTCGCAGTTACCGTTCCAGAGAACAAGAAGTTTCCTGCTGAGACGTTGTCCCATGCTGAGAAGAATGTTGCGTCTTGCGAACCGGCGATGTTCGTCCAGGTAAGTGCGGAATCAGATGTGAGCGTGCCCGCCGATGCTGCGGAGAACGACGCTTCCTTGCGAGTGGTTTCCGTTGCCGCGTTCGCGGTTGCCGATGCACCTGGATCACCAACATGAAGTTTTACATACACGGCCGCGACAGCGAAAGTGTCATTGTTGCCCAAAGCGTCAAGCCATTGGTCGGCCAAGTAGGAGCTGATACCCGTTGCCATTAGTCGTCAACCCTTTCGGTGATGTGCAGGATTCGACCTTCGGCGTCACGCTCAACCGTGCGAACCACGGTGCGCTGCTCTGGAACATTCACATTCACGACAGTCTCAGGAATATTGACAATCGGTGCATCAACACGAACCTGTGGTGCTGGAACATGAATGACCTGCTCAGGCATATTCAGATTCAATTCGCGTGTACCAACATCGTAAGCGGCTTGAGGGTCGGTCGGGTTCACATTCGTCAACGGTTGCAGTTGCGTAGATGGGACACCCGTGTGTGCAATCTTCGGCAAGTCCAATGCAGCCAACACGCCAGCCGGGTCAAACCCAGCCAAGATGAGACGTTGAGCAATCAAAGACTTGCGATCCAACTCAGCCAGATTCGCCGCCTCAATATCGATGTTGGCGAGCGGCACTCGATACACGTCGCCACCTTCAACAGGTGTCATGTCTTCCAAACGACGCACATCATTCACGCTCAGATAGCCGTTCATCAAACCCGAAGAGAACGAAGCATTACGGGCCGCAATGTCACCACGCAGCAAACCAGCCGTGGAGAATCGGATGAACGCACGACCAGCCAACAAGACGCTGTACTCGCCTTCAATCTTCGCCAAATACGGTGTCAACGTGTGCTGCAAGAAATGCAACTGATTCGCCTCAACCGAGGCATACGACATCGCACCAGGCGTCGTCACACCAATCATCGAAGGAGGCACACGGAAAATGCGCGCAATCTCCTCAACCGAAAACTGACGTGACTCCAAGAACTGTGATTCGTTCGGGTCAACACCCGTCTTCTGGAATGTTGCACCACCAAACAAGATGCCTGGGCGATGCGAACGACGCAACCCTTTGTGGCCGTCCTCGAATGCGTCAACAAGATTCTTTGCCTGCTCACGCGACAAGTTCCCAGGGAACTGAATGATGCCGGTCGTGGAAGAACCCTGACCGAAGAACCGTGCAGCGAACTCTTCCAACGCACGAGCCAACCCGAGCTCTTCTTTCACCAAATCGATACGCGACTTGCCACGCAACTCACCTGGCAGAGTCAGGTCTTTGATGTGGATCATGTCCACATCCTCGATGCGGTCCCGTGCGTCGTACAAATAAAACAGGCGACCTGCACCGTCACGGCGAACCTCAACACGTTGCGGATTCAACACCGACAACGCCAACACATCCCCAGCCTCATCACGGATGATGCGCGTGAACGAGTTTCCGTTCAACAGCAGCGAAACGAGCACCTGCTGAAAGTGATCTTCTTTTGTGACTCCGATGTCGGGTGCATCCAACCAGACAGGACGTGGACGATACTGCAACCGTGTCCCATCCTGACGGATGTACGAATCCACCGGCAGAGTTGAGATGGTGTCAGCAATCAAACGCACACATGCGTACACTGCACCAATCTTCAATGAATCTTCTTGCGTTACATAAGTACCCGAGTTCGTCGTGAACGTGTACCCGTCACCGAGTGCGAACAACGACTGAAAAGAAATTGCACGCTCTTCCTCAGCACGCTTGGAGAAACGGTCAACAATCACTTGTCATCCTTCACAATTCGAGACAAGGCATACGCCGACACGAGACATGCCACGCCGATAACGGCCAACCCGAACGCTGGTGTCACCAGCCACGCCGCACCAATCAAACATCCTAAACCGACCAGCTCCAATACAAAGACTCGCATGTGTCCTCCCATGTTAGATGACCAAGCCTACTCAAACCACGAAGAAGCCAGGCTCAGGTGTTTGCTCAGGTGTGGTAGTGGCACGGTCGGTTGCCATAGCCAACGCAATCACTGCGTCAATCTTGCGTTTTGATTTGCCTTTGCTGAGCGTCCAACCGTTGTCTTTCATTCGTTGCGCAGCCGACAACACCTGATCAGTGAACACAGGATTCCCGTCATGAGCCAACTTCTGATTCACAATCAACTCATAAAGATTCCCGCACGCAGGAATCATCCGTTGCGGAGACTGAGGGAACTCGACCATCGGGAAACCATCTTCAGCCAGGGCTTCAGCCGATCGTTGAAAGAACGCAGGGTCGTATGCAATCTCTTGGACATTGAACTGCTGCGACAACTCACGCAGGTATGACTCGACTGCACCGACATCCATGATGCCGCCGTCAGGCAACCAAATCTTGGAGACGGCCACCAGACGCTCACCATTGAAGCCACAATGCACCACAGCGATTGAATCGTGCTTGAGTGCCATGTCCACACCCACCCACACTGTCTGTCCTTCTGTGAGCGTCAAATCAGACCTACACAACTCAAAGGCTCCCTGCGGCAGCCACGAATCCGCAGCAGTACGAACCCATTGATTCAACCGATACCTGCGCACCGCAACCTCGCTGGTTTGACGCACCGCAATCTCCATGTCCTCCGGGTCAAGCAACCCTTCAGCAATGTTCGGGTTCGCATCAGCCCACGCCTGACGGTCATTCAAATCACAACCCTCCGCAGCTTCCCACCACCAAAATCCGAACGTCTCATCCTGAATCTCGCCACGACACACCTTCTGGCCGTAACCGTAAAGAGTTCCACAGATGCTCGACATGTCATACCCAGCAGTCGTAATCGCAACAATCTGCGGATCACGACGAGCACCCGAACCCAACGTCAACGCATCCCACAACTCCGAGTTCGGCTGCACATGCAACTCATCAAACACCACCGTGCTCGGGTTCAAACCCTGTTGAAGTTTCGCATCACTCGACAACACCCGATAAATACTGTGAGTCGACGGAACCTCAATCACATCCCGATACACCTTGCAAATACCAGACAACGCAGGCGACTGCTGCACCTGCCACTTCGCCTCATCAAACACCACCCGCGCCTGACGACGATCACCCGCAGCCGAATACACCTCAGCCCCATGCTCACCCTCAATCAACCCATACAACGCAATCAGCGAACCGAGTAACGACTTCCCGTTCTTACGACCCAACCCAATCACACTGCGCTTATATCGAAGCAGCCCATCATTACGACGCTCAAACAGATTCTCAATCAACTGCTTCTGCCAAGCCGTCAACACCAACGGCTCACCAGCACGCATCCCTTTGGATACATGCATGAAGGTCTCCGCAAAATCGGCAACCTTATGCCCGTCAGTCCTCGGATATCTCCACGGCGTCGACCACCTTGGTGTTGCGGCGACGGAATTGGTCAAGCTCATTAGCAACCCTTATCTCGGCGAGACCAAGACGAGCCCGGTCAGACGGTGTGAACCCCAACAACGATAGCCAAGCCGTAATCTGCGCAAGCGACTCCTGCTTCTGCTTCACCAGCGGATGCGTCACCAACTGGCCGTTCGCCGTTGAATAGAACTGCCTAGTCACATCCTTGGCCAACCAAGCATTGATGCGTGCCACGTTCTCCACCTGCTGACACAACAACTCGATGAGAGCCGAGTCGTGCTTCTCACTCAAATGCCGACGACCCGCATCCCAGAACATTGACCAGTACGCAGCACCATACGCATCCAACGTGTCAGGTGCTTTCGGCAGATCAGCCAGGCCAACCGTAGCCAGGGCAAACTCTGGCACCGGCACAGCAGGCAAACCTGCCATGCCACGCTTCCGTTTCTTCTCAATCGGTTCACGCCGCTTGCCGCGGCCGACTCCAGTGCTTTGCGTTGCCACGCATCAAGGGTAGGCGGTACCCGACCACCACAGACGCATCCGTTGCAC